ACAAAAGCGCTATGAAAACAGCACACATTGTCATCTGTGTAAGAAACGTATAACAACAGATAGAGTGCGAAACCATTGTCATATAACGGGTCAGTTTTTAGGTGCCGCTCACAGCGTATGTAACTTAAATTTTAAAATTCCTAAACATGTACCTGTATTCTTTCATAACATGAGCGGTTACGATTGTCACCACTTGATGCAAGGTTTCGGAAAGTATAAGAACGCTAAAATGTCGTGTATTGCCACTACAAGTGAACGTTTTATTTCGGTAACACTCGGTTCGCTCCGCTTTCTCGATTCTCTTCGTTTTATGAACACGTCCCTGGAGAAACTCGTGTCCAACCTTTCAAAAGATAAATTTAAAATACTACAACAATTTTATACATCTAATGTGGATCTTTTACTACGTAAAGGTGTATACCCTTATGAATACGTAACGAACGAATCAAAATTTATCGAAACACAGTTACCGGCACGCGAACATTTTTACAGTACGTTAACCGAATCTTCGGTGACGGATGACGATTACGCACACGCGAACACGGTTTGGTCATCATTCAATATGCGTACGTTCGGTGAATACCACGATCTTTATCTGAAAACAGACGTATTGCTGTTGGCTGATGTTTTTGAAAACTTTAGAAATATGAGCCTACAGTACTACGAACTCGATCCGTGTAACATGTATACCGCAGCTGGTTTAGCGTGGAACGCTATGTTAAAAATGACCAATGTTAGGTTAGAACTGCTCACGGACATAGACCAGCATTTATACATCGAGGAAAGCGTAAGAGGGGGAGTGGCTATGATTCCACACCGTTACTGCAAGGCCAACAACCCCTATGTACCCGATTATGACGCGAATAAGCCGCATAATTATATAATGTACCTAGATTGTACAAATCTTTATGGAACGGCTATGACACAAAATTTACCGATATCTGATTTTCGTTGGTTGGACAATAACGAGATACGTGCGTTGAACGTGCATTCGTTACGTGACGATAGTGATATCGGGTATATCTTAGAGGTTGATTTGTGCTATCCACAACACTTACACGATCTACACACAGACTATCCCTTAGCACCCGAGAAACGTACGATTACCGACAACATGCTGTCACCGTACTGCATGCGAATGAAACTGTTGAAAAACTTCTCTTGCAGCACGGCGACAGTGGAGAAATTGGTAACGTCTCTCGAGGACAAGAAATCATATATTGTACATTACAGAACATTGAAACTCTATCTGGAACTCGGAATGGTGTTGAAAGCCGTACACCGCGTGTTGACGTTTCGTCAGCACGCGTGGCTGAAACCGTTTATTGAATTCAACACAGCAAAACGGAAGGTAGCGTGCAACGCGTTCGAAAAAGATTTTTTTAAGTTAATGAACAACGCGCCGTACGGTAAATCATTAGAAAACGTCCGGAAACGTACCGATTTCAAGTTGGTCGCGAACCAACGTCAATTGCATAAACTTACCGCAAACCCTAGATTACAACATTTTTTCGTGTATAACGAGGACCTGGTCGGTATCTCGATGAAAAAACCTGTCATCACATTGAATCGACCCCTGTACGTGGGCACCTCAGTACTTGATATTAGCAAACTCATAATGTATAGATTTCATTATGGGTTTATAGTAAATACGTACGGTCCCCGCGTACGTCTGTGCATGACCGACACGGATTCCTTATTGTATTTTATTCAAACCGATGATGTGTACAAAGATATAGAGCAGAACCTGGCTCTGTTTGACACGTCCGACTATCCGACAACACATCCGTGCTATTGCGAAGTCAACAAGAAAAAGTTGGGCACCTTCAAGGATGAAACCAACGGGGTGCCTATTCTCGAATTCGTTGGCTTACGAGCGAAGTGTTATTCACTAATCACGGTAAATAATAATGAAAAAAAGGTTGCGAAAGGTGTACCGCGCGTCGCGATCGTGAATCAATTAAAACATCAACTATACAAGGATTGCGTAAAGACAAAGTGTCAATTGTACACTACAGCGCAAACTATACGCAGTGAACAACACATACTATACACGAAACAAATTGCTAAACAATCACTATCACCGTACGATGATAAACGGTATATATTAGACGACGGTGAAAGCACGTTCGCGTACGGACATTATAAAATTCAAACCCCTACGGTTATACAACAATGTCGAAACTCCGTAATATCATTCGCGCCGTAATACTATAAGACACACTTTTCGGTTTATTCTCTTGCAGTGGCAATGCAACGGTGTAACAAGTCGGTGACATTCAGTGTTGATTGATATGACGTACAACGTACGCAAAATTATCGCAATGGAATTGCACCGACCGGTGAGACGAAACTTTCCGAGACGTGCGGTGGAGGTGAAGGGCTTACACGATCTGTACCAAGCGGATCTGGTGGAAATGATTCCTCATGCCAAGTTGAACAATGGCTACAAATATCTAATGACAGTAATAAATACGTTCAGCAAGTTTGCGTACGCGATTCCCTTGAAAACTAAAACGGGTGTTGAAGTAGCACACGCACTGACACCTATACTCGCTAAAAACAAAATGAAGTATTTTCAAACGGATAACGGTAAAGAATATTATAATAGTAGTGTACAAGCTTTATTAAAGAAATACAATGTCAAACACTATTCAACCTACAGCGAGAAGAAAGCGTCTATTGTGGAACGTTTTAATCGTACGTTAAAAACGCGTATGTATCGTGCTTTCAGCGAACAAGGCCATTACCGATGGTTAAAGTTGTTACCCGAGTTGGTGAACGCATACAACGATAGCGTGCATAGAACGATAGGTATGAAACCACGACAGGTGGATGAAAGTAACGAATGCGCTGTATTGAATCAAATAAAAAAGAACACGTGGAAAGCGAGAAAGAAAACAAATAAATTAAAAGTAGGCGATCGAGTACGTATCAGTAAGTACAAAATGACATTCGCTAAAGGTTACACACCGAACTGGACTAACGAGATATTCACTGTACACAGCGTCCAACCGACCATACCCGTTACTTACCTGTTGAAGGATCATACGGGCGAAGTGTTAGCCGGTGGGTTTTACGAATACGAATTGAACAAGACTCGCGTGGGCGATGTGTATCTCGTTGAGAAAATCTTACAGCGTAAAGGTGATCGCGTGCGAGTGCGCTGGCTCGGTTTTAACGGAAAACACGATTCGTGGATACCGAAAAAAGACTTAATATAATATGCGCGTTCATTATTTGTGTTAGTACACTGTTGAATGATGAAGGTAGTACAACAAACGCATAAATTAAAAATTAAGGATTGGTGTGTTAGTGATGTTGGTGGTGGTGGTGGGAACAAACACAGTCCTTTGTTACCCAACACTATCAGATGTATCGTGTGCGGACCGTCAAATTGTGGTAAGACGAACGTAGTATTTAACATGTTGTTCGATGCGAACGGATTGTGTTTTGAGAACTTATACGTATTTTCCAAATCTTTGTTTCAACCCAAATACCGTATGCTAAACAATATTATGAAATCACTTTCCGAAATAGGATATTTTGCGTATAGCGAAAACGATGAAGTACCACCACCGCACGAAACCGCTTCTAACTCTATCATGTTATTCGATGATGTATCGTGTGAACAACAGAATAACATAAGAAAATACTTTGCCATGGGTCGACACAGCGGTGTAGACACTTTCTATCTGTGTCAGACCTACAGTCAAGTGCCCAAACAACTGGTACGTGACAATGCTAATCTTTTGATTCTGTTTAGACAAGACGATTGTAATTTACGTCACGTGTACAATGATCACGTCAACACTGACATGAAATACGATGTGTTCAAAAAGGTGTGTGCTGAGGCGTGGAAGACTCAATACGGGTTTCTGATCGTTGACAAGGACTCACCGATGAATGCCGGTAGGTACAGAGTCGGTTTTGATCGTTTCATAACACTATAAGACTCTTGTTACAACACGCAATTAAGCAGATATCCTGCTAACGTTCTACAAGATGGAACGACTTGAACGTGATATCGAAGAGATTAGCAATAACATACGGAAAAAGTACCGTACATTAAAGCATGGTATCAGAGAAAGCGAGGAACTGTTAACAAAAACGTACAAACCTGTTTTAACACCGTTAGAAATGATTTCACAAAAGCTAGAGGAGAAGGTCTCGAAGACGAAGAAGAAGAAGATACTAAAAAAGGAGTATGATTTGGGGAGGACTGTAGAGCCAGAAGTGGTAACATC